TAAGTCGCCCATTTATTTTCAACCTAACATAAGTTACTACACAAGATGAGCGTAATTCAAACGTACGATTCGCTGGTGTTAAACGTTCAGCAATACATGGAGCGTAACGACGCCGATTTTGTAGCTCAAATTCCTAACCTTATTGCGTTGGCTGAGTCATCTATTGCCGCTGAGTTAAAGACATACATGCAGCTTATTGTTGTAGAAACTAACCTTACTTCTAACGTAGCGGTTTTAAACAAACCAGCCCGTTGGCGTAAAACAGTTTCTATGAAGATTAGTGGCGAACCGGTGCTACTACGTAGTCAAGACTACGTGGCGCAGTATACCGCCGAATCTTCTACAGGAAAGCCGTTGTACTACGCAGACTACGACTACAACAACTGGAACTTTGCACCAATTCCAAATCAAAGCTATCCGGTTGAAATTATTTATTACGCTGAAATCCAACCACTAGATTCACAAAACCAACAAAATCTGTGGACCGCCGTGGCTCCTCAGGCAATGCTATACGGCACATTGCTACAAGCACAAGGCTACCTCAAGGCTCTTGACAAGCTACCAGTTTGGAAACAGTACTACACAGACGCAATTACCGCGCTGAAAAAAGAAGACAATTCACGCCGCGTAGATCGCAACACTTCTGTTCAGGAACCCTAATACATGTCCACACCAGTTTATACCTCACCCTTTACAGGCACTGTTGTAACGCCAACAGACGTATCTTACTCTGCGCTTGCGTTTAGTGCTAATACAGCTTTATATTGGCCTTCGGTTGTAAACCAAACTGCTGGTCAGGTTCCTGCAACTCGAATCATTGACTGCACACCGTCTACCTCTGGCTTGTCTATTGCGTTGCCACAGGGTAGCTTTGGTACCGTTGGCGCAGACATCATGTTTAACAACAAGGGGTCATATTCCTTTTTGGTAACAGATTCAACTGGCTCCAACTCCGTCACCATTGCACCGGGCATATCACAGTATTTTTACCTAACAGATAACAGCACTACATCTGGCACTTGGGGAAATTTTGTTTTTGGTGCTGGAACATCTACTGCCAACGCCGCAGCATTAATCAACAACTCACCGTCCACCCTTGGTGCCTACGGTTTGAGTACTGTAAACGGCTACTTGGCAGTTACTCAAATTATTGTTGATATTTCAATTGCTCCTAACCCAGTTATTAATAATTTAGACAGAGCAAAGACATATAATTGGTCGGCAGGCCTTGGAACCATTCCTCTACCAAATACATCTACCTTGCAAAGAGGTTGGTTTATTGCGTTTAGAAACAGCGGAACCGGCGCGTTAACTTTTACCACAACATCCCCACAAACTATTAACGGCTTGTCGTCGATTGTTACCAATCCAGGTGACTCAGGTTACATTTTTTACGATATTAACACTGGTAACTACATTACTGTTGGCTGGGTAACACCAAACAACATTGTGTTTACTTCTGCAACATACGACGTTGACGCTATTTCTGGTAGCACCTTGAACCTTGTTTCAAATGCTCCAATTATTCAAACCTATATTTCCCAGTCTGGTACACGTAACGCATCATTGGCTGTAACACTTCCCGCTATTACGCAGCTATACGTAATGGTTAATAATTGTACTAGCGCCAGTGATACAATTACATTCCAAAACCAGGGAAGTAGTCAATCCCCGTTGTCTCTTGGAATTGGTAACACTTACACGTTATTAAGCGACGGTACTTATTTATACATTTTAAATTCATCATCCTCTTCTAGCTTTAAGGCTGTTAACGGTGTAGCAACAGCGCCGTCTTATTCATTCTTAAATGACAGTAGAACTGGTATGTATTTGCCCGGTACTAACATTCTTGGACTTGCAGCAAACGGCGTGGAGGTTATTGATATTAACGCAACCACTTCATCTTCTCCAATAGTGACAATTAACGGCAGACTATACGCAACAACCTTTAGCGGCGGAACGTTCTAAATGGCGGCTGATAATCAGCAACAGGACAACTCGCAGTACACTTCAATTTACAGCCTAGCAATACCGGCTGGGATTAAGCGCGACGGCACACAGTTTCAAAACGACCAGTATACCGACGGCGTGTGGTGTCGTTTTCAGCGCGGTGACCCTAAAAAAATGGGTGGCTACCGCACATTGTTCACTAGCAACATTGGAATTTATCGTGGCTTGATTTCACAGCCATACAACGGCGTTAACTATATTTTTGCTGGTAACTACAAAGAGCTAGACGTGTTTACCTGCGGAATTACATATGGCACAGGTAGTGGTCCTTTTGCGGCAAATATTTTACCCGGTACTGTTCAATTTACGTTGGTGTCAACTACTAGCACTACTTTTGTTATCAAGGGTGATGTGAGGTCTAGTTTTCCTACAGGCACAACGGTTATATTTAATCAGACAACGCCAGTAAATTACATTACAACTGGTACACCAACATACACGTCACCTAACACAACCGTAACGGTAACGACCACCATTACTGGCAGCCCAACAAGCGTATGGTTAAACAACAGCGCGGTGTTTACACCAGATCCTGCATCGGGTCCTTATAGGATTACTTGGCAGTTTGATTCTCAGTTTAGTCCTTTAGGTGGTAACCTTTCCCTGTTTGCTCACCCAGGCTACAACTTAGTTGATATTGACAACGGTGTTCCATCACAAGTATTGGTTGGTAACATTGCCCCATCAACAGGAAATACTTGGACGTTTACTGGACTGTCAGATAGCTCTGGTGCAAACCCAACCTATCAACCTATTAGCGTTGATGGTGGTGTAACTGTATTATATCCATTTATTTTTGTGTATGGATCACACGGCTACATTGCAAACAACAACGTCAGCAGCACCTACTCACAACAAAACTTTTACGATTGGAATGGCCCCTTAGCTAACCAGGTTAACGTATCCTCATCCAAGATTGTTAAGGGCATGCCAATGCGCGGTGGTACTAACTCACCAGCTGGTTTGTTCTGGGCAACTGACTCTTTAATTCGTGTTTCATTTAACTCCTCTGCTTCTAGTACAGCAACTACTAGTCAGTTTTGGAACTATGATATTATTTCTAGCCAAATCTCTATCATGTCGTCTAACGCCGTGGTTGAAATGGACGGTGTGTACTGGTGGATGGGTGTTGACCGTTTTTATGCTTATAACGGTAGTGTTACAGTAGTGCCAAATGACAAAAACATAAACTACTTATTTGACAACATTAACTATTCACAGCGCCAAAAAGTATGGGCCACTAAGGTGCCACGCTACAACGAGATTTGGTTCTTTTATCCACGTGGTACTGCTACTGAGTGTACTGATGCTATTATTTATAATACAAAAGATAAGCTATGGTATGACGCTGGGCAAGCGCAAGGAGCACAACGTTCTTGTGGATACACCACCGAGATTTTTCCAACACCTATTTGGTCGGATTGGAACTACACCCCAACATTTAGCGCACCATACACCACTATAACAAACCCAGCAAGTTTGCCAGCAGCGGGCGCAAATCAAATTTATATTGCTGGTGATGTAACTTCAGTATTTAGCCCTGGTAGTATCCTGACCTTTTCACCAACTTCTGGTGCTTTGGCAACATTCCAAATAACTGCTGTTGTCAATACATTCAATACCACCATCGGAACTCCTGGCGTTACTTTGGTAACGTTTACTGGTTCTAGCACCGTTACCCCCGCCGCTGGTACTTTGGTATACAAACAAAATGGTGGCTACACAATTTGGCAGCATGAGTACGGCCAAAATAAAGTTGGATTAACCGGTGAAAGCGCGGTATATTCTAGTATTACAACCAGCGATATTAGCTGGCTAACTGGTAACCCAAGCCAAGACGGTTTAATTGGGGTTAACCGCCGTATGCACCTGCGCCGCGTGGAGCCAAACTTCTTACAGACTGGCACCATGTCTATGACCGTGTTAGGTAGGAAGTTTGCAAACAGCCCAAACGAAGAGGATTCTGGACCATTTTACTTTGATCCCGATACCGATAAAATAGACCTTCGTATTGAGCACCGCTTAATTCGACTACAATTCACATCAAACCAAATTGACGGCAACTTTGAAATGGGTCGTTTGCTTATTACCTGCGAGTTTGGTGACGAGCGTCCATGACCATTTACGTCAACAAGAACAACCAGCAGTTCTTTCCGTTTGTGCCGGATCAGTCTAGTTGGGAGGACTGGAATGGCAACTTTATTATCTACTACGGTCAGTTAAATATACCATACCACACCGAAGAAAACTGGAAAAGCACCGCAGAAATTATTGCTAGTACGTTTACTTTCTCTGCTTTTCCAATTCCTGACCCAGACCGCTACGAAAACTGGCAGGACTGGGCTAAAGAAGTAACCTTGATTATTAACGGTAAATCCCATTAACTAGGGCAAAAAGCCCCAAAAACGCGTATTAGTGTATATAGGAACACCCCGGATATAAAATGACACCATCACAGATTATAGCAGAGGATCATAAACGCTTTGGCCATAGTCAAAAGGATACTGCTCGTTTGATGGAAACTATGAATGCGATGATTCAAAAGAATGCCGCGCATCTAATACAGCATGGGGACTCACTTTTATTTTTAGTTAGTCTTGGAAATAAAAAAGCAGAAATTAACTTTTTTACTGCAGATACTCCACAAAAAATTAAATCGGCGATGGTATATTTTATTAAGCAAGTAAAAAACGCTGGCTTTAATAAAGTGTACGGTGAAAATGGTGGTGCTGTATTAAATAAAACACTTAAGTTATTAGATAAACTAGGACTTAATGTAGAAAAGTCTGATAACTCAAAATATTATTGGATGTCTGAGCTATGAGCGGAGGAAATCCATTTAGCGGAATAACTGATACCATATCCAATGTTTTAGGAACTGACGGTAGTCATGGTGGTTTATTGGGTCTTGGAGCTCAATTAGATAAAGGTGTTCGTGATGTAATTCCTGGTGGTTGGGCAATGATTGGTGCTGTAGCCCTATCTGCGTTGTCTATGGGTACTGTCGATTTAGAACCTGAAGCATTAGCTGCCGCTGGTGCTGAAGAAGCTGCCGCTGCTGGAGAGGCTACCGCAGCTGGCGCTACTGCAGCTGAAGGCACTGCTGCTGCAGATGCTGCTGCCAACTCAACTTTTGCTGCAACTCAAGCAGCTGAAGATATGGCTGGTGGTACACAAGCTATTGCCGATGCTAATAGCATTACAGGTAGTGCTTCATTAGATAATGCTATTGCAACTGTAGGTAAGGGCGCGTTAACTGGCGGTGCTTTAAGTGGCGCCAGGGCCGCATTAACTGGGCAAGATGTTTTACAAGCAGCATTGCACGGAGCAATACAGGGTGGTTTAACCGCCGGTGCTATTGGTGGTTTAACTTCCGTTGGAATACCCTCTTCTATTGCAGCGGGGCTAGTAGCTGCTAGTAAATCTATTGCTGCTGGCGCAAATCCAACTACAGCTTTAGAAAATGCTGTGCTAGGTGGTGGTTTGGCCGCTATTGGTGGTCAAGTTAATACTGCGCTAAATACTGCGGGAGTACCGTCTACAATAGCAAATACTTTAATTGGTGCTGGAACTGGCGCCATAGGTTCTGCTGTTAAAGGTGGTAATATTGCCGCTGGAGCAGAAAGTGGTGCTATCGGTGCCGGAATTGGCAGTTTAACAGCCCCTTCCTCATCAATATCCCCAGCTCCTGTAACAGACAATAGTACAGCTTGGACTCCACCCGATAACACCGTTTTTAAAGATCAACTAGCTGCTGAAGCACATCAGTTATCTGGAACTGCTTTAGACCAATTAAATCAAGTAAATGACGCACAAACTGCTGCTACTGGTGGTCTTGCGGCAACAAATAGCGCACTTACTGACGCCCAAAATGCACAAGCGGCTTTAGATAAAGCCAATACCAGTATTTTTCAGCCTGCTAAAGATAATGTAGCTAACTTACAGCAAACTGCTAGTGGATTGTATACAACTGCTAAAGCTGCGGAAGATGCGTATAACGCAGCGCAAGCAAAACTAACGGCTGACCCGACTCAAGAAAACTACAATGCTGCTCAAGCAGCCGGTACTGCGTATCAAAACGCTGTCAATGCTTTTATGCCAGCTAACGAGGCATTTACCACAGCTAATACAAACCTACAAAGTTTATACGATAGTCAGATTAAGCCATTGGTTGACGCCGCAACAACTGCAACAGCAACTTTAAATTCTAATTTAGCAACATATGGAACAGATAAAAGTAATTTAAGTAATTTGTCTAGTCAATTAGGTACCACATTAGGCGGATTATCACAGATTTCAAATGGTCAACTTGTTTCTGGCATGAATATTCCAGAAGTTGCTTTGTCAGCACCATCTGCTCAAGTTGGCCCACTGCCAGGAACAGATAATCTAACCCCACAAACATCAGGGCCAAGTATTGCAAAAATAAATGCTGAGTTAGCTGCGAATGCCTCTTCGCCAAATGCGGCGTTAAATGCACCTTCGGCAAATATTAGTGATCTTTCAAAGAGCATTGATCAATTAGCTAACGATCCTGCTACTGCAAATGTTATAAACAAAGCAGATCCGAACGCTTCTGTTACTGTAAGTTCTCCAACCAATGAAGAATTGGCCGCAATGGGTATAAATACTGATACTCCTGTGGCGCCGGTAGAAGATTCTAATGCTTCTGTAGAACCACCAGCAGACAGTAATGTTCCGGTATCATCTTCTGATGTTGTGGCTAACTTAGCGGCAACAGATACAAACCAGCCAGCTCCTGTAACACCAGCTCCAGTAGAGCAACCAGCTCCTGTAACACCAGCTCCAGTAGAGCAACCAGCTCTTGTAACACCAGCTCCAGTAGAGCAACCAGCTCCTGTAACACCAGCTCCAGTAGAGCAACCAGCTCTTGTAACACCAGCTCCAGTAGAGCAACCAGCTCCTGTAACACCAGCTCCAGTAGAGCAACCAGCTCCTGTAACACCAGCTCCTGTAACACCAGCTCCTGTAACACCAGCTCCTGTAACACAGCCTAGTGGTGGTTTGCCCGTGCCTGTAGCTCAAGTTACTAATCCTGATAGTAGTGTTACAACAACGTATTCAGACGGAAGCCAGTCCACTTCGGCTACTGGCGCCCTTCCAAGCACCGTTGCTGCTAGTACACCAGCTAGTACACCAGCTAGTACACCAGCTAGTACACCAGCTAGTACACCAGCTAGTACACCAGCTAGTACACCAGCTAGTACACCAGCTAGTACACCAGCTAG